AACCATTCTTCAAACTCGGCACTACGTCTATCTTTTTTTAATTCTTCAAACTTGCGGGTTTTTTCTGCGCGCATTTCCTCAATAGTTTCTTGATGACCATAACAATTCAAACTAAACCGTTTCAACACCCCTTTCTGTTGTAATTTATTTTTTTCTTGAACTTTATACAAATATTCGGCCATACAAATTATTCTCTCGTCGTCATAATAACTTCTTCCAGAATACAAAAAGGCCAGGTAAAAGCTTAACATGGTATCTATAGTAGCAATCTTTAGTTTTTCATTATGAATATTAACTATATTATAACTATGACAAGCAATCGGTTGATAGATGAACGCAACAGTGTCACTATTCCCTATTATTATTTGGTAATGAGGAGCCACAATCTCACCAATTGAATTATGTTTTACAATTTTTACATCTTTAATGCCATTATCTTTCAATCGTTCCTTTACAATTGTGGCTGTCTTATGTGGCTCCTCGGATAACACATCAAAATCCGGGGTTTGAACTATTTTTTCACGTAAATATTTAGGCATGTAATGACGATACATGGACATCGCATACCCGCCGAAAAAAACAACCCCCTGGTCAATAAATGTATCACGAAGTGTATCATATATTTTCCGTTTATCTGTATCATCTGTAATAGTTTCCATTTCTCTCTGGAAGTCACCTGTATTACATTTATCGCCTTTTAAAGGATGATGTTTATTCAACAATGTTAGACGTTTCAGAACCTTTTCCCATCTACTAACATCCCCAGATGGCCTAGACAACTCCAGATACATTGACATACGTAAATAATTGGGAGAACAGTATAATATACCAGCAACACTGATTGCGGTTTCTTTCAATGTCTTGAAAATATCCTTATGTAATTGTGTGATATCAGCCATACCAATAAAATTAACAAATACTTTGTATGTACCATGATGTTGTCCCGATTTCGCTTCGACTTCTTCAAATCCTTCTTTAAAATAAATATCGGCTAATTCTTTCGCATCTGCTAACGCATTTGTGCTAAAAAAATCATAATCCGCAATTTCAGTGTCCTTGTTATAAAACTGGTCTTGTTTAGGTAAAATAGCGTTAATAGCAGTCCCTCCGTAACATATTAATTTTTTTCGTCGTATAAAGTTTTCCACAATAGATATCATTTTTTTCACATCAGGTGAGTTGACAATCGTTTTTCCTTGTTTTTCTTCTGCTTGGTCCACAGCAGTTCTTAATATCGCAAGTTCACAATCTTGAAATGTCATACCTCTATCACATAGTTTATTAGTCATAATATTTGATACGTATATAATAATAATAGACAAAATAAATCTCGTGAACATTATTATTATAATTTAGGTTTGAATGGCCAATCCAGGAATCACTGTACTGTTTGTGCGTGTTGCAAAAGACAGTGTCGGATTTTGGGGGGTAGGATCAGGTATAACTGTCGGAATATCTCGTAAGTGTTCTGGCTTCAAAACAAAAGAGCTACCATTTGTACAGAAGAAATCGATAGTATCTTCTAAATGAACATCCTTTGTCTGATATTTCATCGCAATCATTTGGCATCCAGATTCTCTGCCAATAATTCCACTAGGATTTGATGGGTCCGCAATACCTTTATCGGGTGTAACAAAACTCATCGCACGTTTGTTATAGGTCTGTAGTTCTTGTAAATCAGGTGTATTTTTCACATCATAATCTGTTAATTCTCGCATGAATACTGAATTGCTCGTCATGTTTACGTATTCGTCGACTTCTGTATCCGCAAATGTGTCATTACTCTTGTCGGCAATAATCACAATTTTCTTCATAAACTCTTTCAATAGTGAGTTTCCAAGGTTATTTCCATTCATTTCATAGCTGTATTTAGGTCCTAACAAATAGTCATTGAATTGTTTGAATATGTTTACTAAATTACCATACATAGTTTGATTCGTACTTTTGAAACGTAAATGAATAATAATAGGGTCATTCGGATTTGGAACCATTTCACCCGCAAAAGCGTAATATACAAGTGTTTTCATGACATCTAAAAAGGGAACAGTATTGTATGTACCCTTAATATGATAATTATCGGTGGTGGAAGAAGATACCACAGGAAGATCATCTATCGAATAAATGGCAAAGTCTAAACCTCTTACACCTTGACGCAGTATTTCTTTAAGGGCACACAACGATACATAACCGTCTTGGTAAGGACCAGTATTACACGCGTTATATGCTGTTTGTATATAATAATTTAACAATGGATACTGGAAGTTTTCATTTTCTACATTCACTGAATTGATACACGATTTTCTCCCATTTGGATAGAGTGCTTCCATAGTATCGCATCCTGGGGTATCCGAGTCGGAACCTTTATTTGTCATTCCTTCTGACATACGTCGATTATAACGATAATAAATATATTGAATGCTAATGATAACTAGGAATAAACCGAATATAATAAGTAGTATTTTGCGATTTTGGTTGTTTATCATATTATTTACTAGATTAATTACTATAATAATATAATATATTTATTATTGAATTAAATATAAATGTCTATATATATTAACTAAACATATGGCAGGTGGACTATTACAATTAGTAAGTGAAGGCCAACAAAATATATTATTAAATGGAAATCCTAGTAAAACATTTTTTAAAACAACATTCGCAAAATACACTAACTTCGCTCTACAAAAGTTCCGAGTTGATTTTGATGGTTCTAAAACGTTGCGTTTATCCGAAGAATCCAAGTTCACATTCAAAATACCTCGATATGCGGATTTATTGATGGATTGTTATTTGTCAATTGACTTACCTAATATATGGTCTCCTATTGTTCCTCCTTTAACAGACCCGGAATCAACCGCCAATAATACTGGTGGCTGGATACCTTATGAATATCGATGGATTGATAACTTGGGTGCGCAGATGATATCTAATATTACTATTACGTGTGGCAATCAAACAATCCAGGAGTTTTCAGGTGCGTATTTGTTAGCCATGGTTCAACGCGACTATTCTGACACAAAGAAGAAATTATTCGACAAAATGATAGGTAATGTTCCAGAGCTGAATAGTCCTGGGAACTCTGGCGCTCGTGTAAATACTTATCCGAATGCATTATATAGCACAAATCCCACTGGTTCCGAACCTTCTATTCGCGGAAGAACACTATATGTTCCATTGAACGCATGGTTCAACTTGAAAAGTCAAATGGCGTTTCCACTCATCGCGCTTCAGTATAATGAACTTCATATCAATGTGACCATGCGCCCTATTCAGGAATTATTTAAGATTCGTGATGTATATGACAGAGAAAACAACTATCCTTATATTGCGCCTAATTTCAATCAATATTATATGCAGTTTCATCGTTTCCTTCAGTCTCCGCCAGACACAGAACTTACGAGTACATCCTATACAGATACTCGTACTCAATGGAACGCAGACATTCATTTGAATTGTACCTATTGTTTTTTGTCCAATCAAGAATCTCGGTTGTTTGCTTTACAGGAGCAGAATTATTTATTTAAACAAGTACGAGAAAAGATTTATTACAATGTAACTGGAGCAAATAAAATAGACCTCGAGAGTTTAGGAATGATTTCTAGTTTTCTTTTTTATTTTCAGCGAAGTGATGCCAACTTACGTAACGAATGGAGTAATTATACGAACTGGCCCTACGATTATTTACCGTACGATATTGAACCCGCATCGACTTATTCATCTACAATATCGAATCCAGAAGCCTATCCAATTGTTAGAACCAACCCGGATGGAAGCACCGTTCCACTATATATTGGTCCTGGCGTAAATGCCAATGGAACCATGACTGGATGGTTTACTACCGGTATATACAATATAGAAAACGTGAAAAATATTCTACTCGATATGGCCATCATCTTAGATGGTTCTTATAGAGAAAATACCCAACCAGTAGGAGTATATGATTATATTGAGAAATATACCCGAACTGCTGGAAATGCCCCTGATGGATTATATTGTTATAATTTCGGAATAAACTCTTCACCGTTTGATTTACAACCTTCTGGAGCAATTAATATGAGTGTTTTTCGCAATGTTGAACTGGAGTTTAATACAGTCATTCCTTCTTTGGACCCTTTAGCCCAGTCTATTGTTATATGTGACCCAGCAAGTGGTAACCCTGTAGGCATTAATAAACCGACATGGAGGATATACGATTACAACTTTAATTTATATATGTTTGAAGAACGGTATAACATGGTGAAGTTTATTGGTGGCAATGCTGGTCTTGTTTATGCTACATAATGACAAGACGTTTTGGAAATCTATAGTATATTATATAATAAAAAAAAAAAAATTGAATATATGTTATTACCTGGAGTAATAACATATATTTGTGACTATTCGTTCTCTAATTCATAAAATGTCAAGAACAGAACAAATACGTATTGAATGCGACCAACGTTATCTATCACTTACATCAAAACAGCTGGAAGAACGATATTGGAAACTCAATGAGAATAATGACTTTCCTAAAGAGATCAATCATCCTGACAATTCGGGATTTTTAGGTAGAGGTTTTTACATATCTTGGAATAGAGGAAGTGTTGAAAATAAACCATCTAGAATGTTTGATACTGTAATGAAGATACAATTAGGCAATCAGTATGATATATGGAAGGAACATTCCGAGCAGATATTTTTTGAAAATGTTCATCGGGTATTACATATAGATACTCAAAACAACTCGGAAGAACTCTAATCGAATATATTTCTCAAAAGATGTATTACTTCTTTTTATTTTTGGTTTCCTTATCAATAACAATAATAGAACGCATTTTTTTTCCTAAAAATGGCCACAATACATTTATCATCGCTTGAACATGCCAGGTATAGTTCATAATTTTGATTTCTACTAAAGATTCACCATGTTTCTCATTGATTAATTTAATGATACCATAAGCTAGACTAGTTTGACAGGCATGTCTCTCATCAAAACCATCACAATCAAATACCCACCGCCATTTTTTGTCCTTCTTTTCTTGTGTCAATACTTTATCATAATATCCAAGGATTGCTTTGTGGTCCTTACTATTCGATGATTTAGCTGGACACGTATAGTAAGTCAATACATCACCACGTTCCATTATTTTAGAAAAAGAGTATTTCGTGGCGTCACTCATTTCAGTAGGTTTTTGTAGTTCACACATTCCTCTTTACACAATATAATTTTACTAAATATATTATATTGGTAATACAAACAATAACTAACTAATATAAATAGTATTATTTAATAGTATTCAGATGAATAAGACTGAGCAATTACAAACGATTGCGAAGATTTGCACCTCCGGAAAGGGGATTCTCGCTGCAGACGAAAGCTCTGGAACCATTGGAAAACGTTTCAATAGTATTCAATTAACAAATACCCATGAAAATCGATATGCTTATCGTAACATGTTATTCACAACACCATCTCTGAATAAACACATTAGCGGCGTGATTACTTTTGAAGAGACCTTACTTGATGTAGGTCCTGATGGTCAACGGTTGATTCAACCTTTGTTGGACGCCGATATCGTCGTTGGTATTAAGGTAGATAAGGGTGTAAAGTCATTATATGGAACACACGACGAAACGGTTACTCAAGGCATGGATGATTTGGATGTTCGCTGTAAACAATATTACGATGCGGGAGCCCGATTTGCGAAATGGCGCGCTGTTTTAAAAGTGGACATGGATAAAAATCTCCCTTCCGAACTGTCTATTCATGAAAATGCAGTGACTCTAGCGCGTTATGCCTCCATTAGTCAAAATAATGGATTAGTTCCCATTGTAGAACCTGAAATACTGATGGATGGAACCCATAGTATGGAACAATCCCACGAAGTTGCGGTCAATGTATTGAGTCAGGTCTATCGCGAGTTAGTCAGACATCACGTGGATATTGAATGTACATTATTGAAGCCCAATATGATACGTCCAGGTGTGTCGTCAGGGGAAGCGCTTGACTGTGTTCGATTAGGAGAACTTACTGTGAACGCATTACAGCAAGCAGTTCCGGTCAGTATGCCAGGTGTCGTATTTTTGTCTGGCGGAATGTCAGAAATCGAAGCGAGTATTGCTCTGAACGAGATTAACAAAGTAGAGGGTCTTCGTCCATGGTATCTAACATTTTCTTATGGAAGAGCACTTCAATCAAGTGTCATGGAAATATGGAAAGGCGATGAAGCAAACGTAGATGCGGCTCAAAATATGTTACTACATCGCGCAAATGCCAATGGACTTGCGGCTATTGGAGAATATGTTGATGAAGAAAATACTGGTAAATCACTACATGAAACAAATTATGTATATTAACATTAGCATTCGCATTATTAGGTGTGTATGTAATAGAATATATGTGCGTAAAAAAACGAGCGAACAAAAACTTAAATATTATATGTCAATCTGGTTTAAATATAAAACCGGATTATCATAAAGTAAAAAATATTATAAAATGGAAAAAATACACACAAATGGTGTAGATATCATACCAGATGATATTGATATTAAAAACATATATGAAAGAGAAGTATCATTTCATACACTCCATAATTATTTAGATTCTTGCTACGAGAATAGAAACGATTTATCCCATGAAAAGGGTATTTATGTTTATGGGAAATCTGGAGTAGGAAAAACACATTTTGTAATATCGTCTTTGAAAAAACTAAACTACGATGTAATTTACTATGATGCTGGAGACATAAGAAATAAAAATGTAATTGAAAACCTTACAAAACGAAATATGTCCACTCACAATGTTCTTAGTTTGTTCAAAAAAGAAAAAAAACGAATTGTCATTGTTATGGATGAAATTGACGGTATGAATACGGGAGACAAAGGTGGAATCAATTCTCTCATCAAACTAATACGACCAAAGAAAACAAAAAAACAACGAAAGGAAGATACTACTTCGTGTCCAGTCATATGTATTGGAGATTATTGTACCGAAAAAAAAATCAAAGAACTCATGAATGTATGTAAACCATTAGAAATATCCGTTCCTCTCAACTCAGAAATAAGTAAAATAGTAAAACAAGTTATGCCAAAATTAAATGATATACAACACGAACAAGTAATTACTTTTATTCAATCTGACTTGCGTAAACTACATTTATTATACACATTATATTGCGACAATCCTAGTATCATTCTAGATGATACTAGTGAATTTCTGAATATATTTCACACAAAAAATTATAATGAAGATTCTAAAAAAATTACGAAAGAAATTATATACAAAGAAAAAAAAATGGGTCAACACAATGAGGTCATGAATGAGGCCGATCGAACTATCGTGGCGTTATTATGGCATGAAAATATAATAGATGTCATTTCTAAGATACCCAATACCGAAGCCATTCCTTTGTATTTAGAAATATTGAATAATACTTGTTTTGCTGATTATATTGATAGAATTACATTTCAAAAACAAATTTGGCAATTCAATGAAATGAGTTCTTTGATTAAAACCTTTAAAACAAATCATATTATACATCAACATACACGCAATAAGCATACATTAAAACCAATATCCGAAATACGTTTTACAAAAATATTAACAAAATATTCCACAGAATATAATAATTCAGTTTTTATTCAAAACTTGTGCCAGCTGTTGGATATGGACAAAAAAGATATTTATTCATTTTTTACCAAAATATTACAAGAACACGATGAAAATATTATCAACATATTACACGAAGATTATGACATTAATCAACTTGATATCAACCGAATGGAAAAATATTTAACAAAATACAGCATCTCAGAATGATGACATGGTTAGTATGATTTATCCCATCACATGATTTTTCTATAACTACTATAACTACTATATGATATCATATGACACATATGATATTATATTAGATTTTTTTTCATATTACCCAATTATGAATTATACGACGGTGGCATGTTGGTTACAAAATCTCCAGTCAATGTATATTTGTTTGTATACTTTACATAATTATTGACCCTAGGATTTTCTCTTTTGGCAAATAGTTCCATACCAATATTATAAGGATACGTCCATGTACTGTGACCTTTGTTATAATGAGGCGGAATACTATTTTGATTTTTCTCTATTTGTGAAGCATTTTTTACCAAACTCGTTTCTAGATTGTTCTGTAAAGGAGTAATATTATCATTTTCACTAGTTTCACCTCGATAATTATTTTTTACATCACTACTGTTGTAACCCAGATATTTTTTTTGTGAAGGCTCTGGTTTGTTTCCATTATTATTGATACAACCTTTACAGTCCGTATCTTTAACGCATTGGTTACCTGTATTTTCACAGGTTCCAATCGGACCACATACATTTTTACAGGGAACATATGTTGTTGTGATGGGCAAGTCGATATTTTGGTTTGTTAGTGGTTTTAGTCCTTCTACGACATCATTATTTAGTTTGGTTACCCAAAAATACATCGATATTCCAATTATGACTAAAATGAACAGAATAGACTTCTTATCAAATATACAATTCATAGTAGAACGAATACAACTACTATACATGTATAAAATAATTTGAACTGGATGACTATTTTTATGATTTGTTATGATATTTCACGAAAAATGTAATTTGGATTGATATCAAAAAATATAATATTGAATTATAGTAATACAAACTATTCACTTTTAATTATTATCTATGAATCTAAACAATCCCTTAGGTAAAGTAAGTAGTAAAAGTAGTAGTCTATTGGGAAAAGGATCAAGTGAATCAAAACCTACAATTATACAAATGAAAAAATCGGGACAAAAAGGAGTAAATGAATCAAAAAAATATGATATTAAAGGATTTGTTGTTGCTATTCTTAAAAAAGTCGTTACGGCTATCGTATTATTTATTATTGGGGGAGTTGTCATATATTCATCAAGGGTTGCACAAGCCAACATTTTGCCAGTATGTAGAGATAAACAACCATTTACTAGCATAAAAACGAAAATAAAGGAAACGATTGTAGATTTTAATTCAATTGAGGTTACCAATGATGAAGGAGAAATCAACTTGGCTAAAAGTAAGTCTACTAAAATAGTATTTCCACTCGACGAAAACATGACAATGATGAATAAAAATCGTTTCTTTCATTATTTGAAATTAATGACGAACCCGAATAACTCTATTTCCAATCCTGTCTTTAATTTTTTAGGAACCATTATGACGATGGCCGTTCAATATCATTTTATATTGACTACTAAGATGTATAATTATGTCAATATCACTCTACCTGACTGGGCAAAAGTCATCTTCTCACCTTTCATTTATTTATTCATATTGGTAGTTGTCCCAGTATATAATATGTGGAACTTGATACAACAATGGTTTTTCAACTTGCCTTTATTATATGGTAAAAAAGTCAGTAAGATGATGTCATCGGATCCATCAAAATCGAAAAAGTGGGATAGCAGTCCATTCTTCTTCTTTACTTTAGATGCTATTCTGCCATTCTGGATTTCAATACTGGCTCTATTCAGTGGTATATTGCCAATTATATGTATGGCTCTCTCGTTGATTATTGGTATATTGTTTTCTATCATCCCTTATAGTGTATTTATCAAGGGAGAATATGCTAATGACCGAAGCAAAAAATACGGAATCTTTAAAACCATTATCGACCTATTCAAAAATAAGTTTTGGATTTTCATCTATTTTATATCTCTATACTTGATTGTAGATGCGAATAAATTCTTTGGAACAATGGGTGGAGTAATATCATTCGTAGTTTGTTTATTTTTATTCATGTTTACAACACTATACGATACTAACAAGGTGAGTCCATCATCCATGCTTACAAGTGGAGTTGCTGGAGTTGAACAACAAAAAAGAACATGTAGTTCTTTTATGGATTTGTTTTCATTTGTATATGAACTATACGATGTTTTAACTTGCGCGCCTGGAGATACACCACAAGATACCGCAAGTACAAATGTAAAGGCACCTCTTCCTCCACCGCCTGCCAAAACTGATGTATCTACCACACCAATCACACCTACGATGGCGACGACAACACCCGCGAGTGCAAATGTGACCTCGACTAAGACACCTCTTCCTCCACCGCCTGCCAAAACTGTTGTATCTACAACACCAGTCGCACCTACGACGGCGACGACACCTGCGATCGCGAATGTGACCTCGGCTAAGGCACCTGTAACAAAAGCTATTGCAAAAAAATAATATATAAAAACTTTTCCGATAGTGTAAAACAGAACCAATAAATATAATTATATCATGTTAATCAATATAAAAATTATTATATTTATATTGATATATAGTATAAATGGAATTAGTCGAAAAAAAATATGTACGTAGAAATATTATTTCGTTGAAAGAAACTTACCCAAGTGAGTTTGGTCGTTTTATTCATGCATTAAGAAATCTTCAATTGTCAGATGATTGGTCTAGAATATGTGGTATTCATGGAAATACATTTAAACCAGATGATAAAGGTGTAAAATGTCCAACTGACCCAGCAATTGTTGAAAAAATTGGAAACACACCAGATGAACCATTTTATTGTGCTCATAGTCAAACCAAGTTTGCTGTTTTTCATACAGTTTATATTTATCAGTTTGAATTATTATTGAATAAATATAATACTTCGAACGGTGATAATTATATAACTTTACCTTACTTATTTTTAGAAAATAATGGTACTGATTACTCTTTTATGAACGAAACAAATATAACAATTTTATTTGATAATCAAGAAATAACAATTGAAAATCCATTAGCACCCCAGAATGTGTATTATTTTGATACAAAAGGAGAAAAAAAAACTGTACAAAGAAATGGATCTCTAACACCTAAAAACTTAACAGAAATACAAAAATTGGATGTAATAAACAAAGAGCTTAACAATGTTTTGTATGCGGAAAGATATCCTACTTTTAGTTCAAATACGTTATTTAATAATATATTACACCTTTGCACATTTAAAACGCCGATTTTCTTAAAAGTTTTTATTTTATTTCCTGAATATAATAAAAAATTGATTTATAATTTCATAATTATATTATTACATAACTTATATGAACTTTATCAAATGAACCAAACTAACGGATATATTTATGTTAGAAATCATCCATCGTATGATGTTGATGATGCGTGTAAAATGGGTAAAGCAAATAATATTCCTGAAAGGGATACACAATATGCTACTGGTGAGATTAAGAGAGGATATTTTGAAGCGGTGTTTGAAGTTCCTATTGAAAAAATGGGAATTGTTGAACGCTTATTACAAAATGAGTTTCGTGAATTAAATGTTAAATATGATGCTGGAACTGAATTTTACAAAAAAAAAATTATTACTCTTATTGAACCTTATCTAATTATACTTGGAATTAAATATAAAAAATTATCCAAACAAGAAATTAGTGATTTAGTAAGATGCAACAGAGTAAGAAAAACTATCAAAAAAATAAATATTCAATCATTAATTCATATACTAAAATCCAAGAGAACAAACAAACAAATTGTTTCCTACATACCAAGAAACGACCAAACTATTATTATTGGAAAGTCAGTTATACATTTTCAACAATACGATAAAGGTATGCTTATATTAATGTGTGGAGTAGGAAAAACTCTAATTTCATTATGGATTACACAAGAACTAAACTCAAATACTATTCTTATTGGTGTTCCTAATAAATTATTATTGAAACAATGGGAAGAAGTTATTTGTGTTTTGTTTCAAAGTGTTCCGTATTTAATTGTTTCAGGTGGTGTAGATACTGAAAATATAATGCGATTTTTAGAAAATAATCAAAAAAAATGTATTGTAATAACTACATATTCATCGGCACATAAAGTATATACTGCAACACAAG